CAACCGCCTTCGTTTTTGTATTTGATGTGTTTGACCCGTTATTATTTACAGTGTTAATTTTTACATTGGTAACCGTTACGCCTTTTTCTCCGGTTCCGCTTCCACCGCTTCTAGTGACAGGGGCAGCGTATTGCCCGGTTTTATCGACTACTTTTACGTTTCCTTCTCCGGTTCCCTGCCCACCGCTCGATGTAACGCCAAGTTTCGCGGTGGTGTTCCATTTTCCAGCAAGTGCTTCAAGCTGTCCTACTTGATCCATAGAGGTTCGGATGGCTGTACCTATCCTAGAACTAGCTGAAATCGCAGCTGAAGCTGCTGCATTTGCCATGTTTGAAACGTCTATGAAAGAAGCCGCGTACACATGATTTGCAGAGGTTGCTGCAACCATTGTGTTCTGAAGTCCGGTTACAGCCGGTGTAGTTCCTGCGATATCAGCGCCCATTTCTGTGGCTGCCGATCCTGCCGCTCCGTATCCTGCAACTGCCATATTTGAATAATTTGTTACTGCTGCACCGGCTGTCCCGCTGGCAGTTACAATTGTGTTTCCTGATGCGGTTGCTGCTATACCTGTTTCTTCAAATGATCCAGCCATCTCACTGTTTTTCTCTCGAATTACATTGGCTCTATCATTTACGGTTGTTGCAGCGTCACCGAATGCTGATTTTATTGTATTATACCACTCGGTGACTTTTTCAATTGCTTCAGTGGGAATAATATTAGATACTGCCTCTCGAATCCATTCAGTGTTTTCAACAATGATTTCCTTAAGTTTGACAATCGCTTTGGAAATCACATCCGCGAAGATAACAAAGGCATCTTTGGCAAACTGCCAAGCCCCGCTTACGAGTCCGGTTTTTTCTTCTAAAATGTAAAGGGCTGCAACTACGGCAAGGATTACAGGAACTATTCCACCGGAGAGAACCGCGACCACTGCGCCGAATGCACCGCTTAACATCACAAGCCCACCGGAGACACCTGCAACGATTGTAGGGAGAACCGCGAGACCGAGTATAACAGGGCCGATAGCAGCGAGTAATAAACCTATAATTATAATTGCATCCTGAATATGCGGGTTGAGATCTGAAAAAGCGGTTGCAGCTTTCTTGATCCATATAACAATGGGTTCGAGCATTATCGAGAGCCTATTTCCCATCGAAAGTGAGAAAGCTTCGAGCGCGGAACTCATCATTCGGAGTGCCCCCCCGAATCCTGCATCCATTGTATCAGAAGCTTGTTGAGCGTAACCGTCAACGTTTTGAAGTTCGATTGAGTACTCGCCTAGTTTATCAATACCCTGAGAAAGTAGAGCCTGTAATCCGGGCCCTGCTCTTTGTCCAAAAACCGTGAACATCTCAGCGTCTGACATCCCGGATTCTTTCAATGTTTTGAAAATGGCATCGAGACTGTGTACCTTCGGGTTGAGGTCCTCAAGGGTGAGACCATATTTTGTGAATACGTCCATGCTCGCTTTTGTAGGGGCTACGAGTTCCTGCAAGATGCCTCTGAGGGTTGTACCTGCCATGCTTGCCTGGATACCTGCATTGCCGAGCAAACCCATTGCTGCGGCTGTCATTTCCATAGACAACCCGAAAGTATTAGCAACGGGGCCCGCATAAGTCATAGCCTCCCCAAGCTGCTGAACATTCGTATTAGTGGAATGAGCAACTTTCGCGAGAACATCAGCCGCGTGCCCTGCTTCTTCTGCTTCCATCCCGAATATCGTCATTACATTACTCATGATGTCGGCAGCAGAACCTAGATCAAGAACGCCGGCACGGGCGAGCGCGAGCGTAGCAGGGAGAGCTCCGATAATATCTTCTGTTTTGAACCCTGCCATTCCTAAGTAATTCATGGCATCGGCTGCTTCGGATGCTTTAAATGACGTAGTTTCGCCCATCTCACGGGCTAACGCAGTAAGAGCCTGAAACTGTGGACCGGTTGCCCCGGTAACCGCCTGCACCTGTCTCATGGCATCATCAAAAGAAGCAAATGTTTTTGTTGCAGTTGTACCAAACGCAAGAAGCGGAGCGGTAACGCCGAGAGACAGAGCAGCACCGAGATATTTAGTTTCCGCTGGCATGGCTTTTAATTTTGCCATTGGTCCGTCTAGTGAAGTAGCGAGGGACGTGCCAACTTTTTTCATCTGGGTTTCCATGCTCTTCATCGAGGCAGAAGCAGAGGCTATAGTAGAACCCATCTTATTATTTAACGTTAAATCTGCCGATATAGTACCTAGAAACCCGTTAGACATTTAGATCACCGTTTTTAACTCATTTAGGCTACCCTCTTAAAGCAAAAAACAGGTAGAAACGTATATCATGTTACTTTTCCACCTGCTGCAATGGTAGCATTTCTTATCATTAGCTCAATGTCTTCAACTGAGTGAGGAACACGTTTCTTATCCTCTGGAAGAAAGTCTTTCATTTCAAACGGTTTCTTATTCTGTTTCTGAACACCGTTTGCGTTGTATATTATAGCACAAAGCCGAGCGTTTAGAGCTAGGTTTAGATCAGATTCTTCCTTCCGGTTTTCAACTGCTGCTTCAATCATAATGTTAGTTTCTGCGGGAGTGAAAGCCCAAAAATCTATAGGATTGATCCCGCATAACTTGTACAACGTCTTTTGAGTGTTTGTTATCAACTCTCCAAAGGTAAAGGGGATTCTTCTTCTCCTTTTGGTTTTTCGAGATTCTGAGTTATGATATTGGCTTCTTCTAATGCCCTCGTCATAACACCTACTAAACTTTGGAACGTGTTCTCACTAAGGTACTCATCCAAAATTTTGGGAACGTCTTCTTTTTTTAGAAGTGGCTTATCATGGATCAATCCCGCCCATATGACAAGGCGAACTGTTTTTAGAGTTGGTCGAGCTACAATCTGATCAAATTCTGAGAACGTAGGATTTCCCAACGCTTCCATCATTGCTTCTATTCCTGACCATCCGTACCTGAGAGAGTAATCTCCAAAAAAAGGAATTGATATTAGAGGCATTTTTCAACACCTCATGCTGCTCTACAGAGGAGTAGCTTATAGACACCTGGTGCTTTCCCTGTTTCCTGGACGGTTACAGTACTTTCGACTATTGCACCTGCTGTAAGAGTGATGGATGCGGATTCAGCACCATTCGCAACCGTTACGCCGTCAACCTGGATAACTCCGGCTGTAGCGGTTGGAGTAATCTTAGTTGTTGCTGTCCCGTTAGCAAAATTGATAACATAAGTTCCCTCTGTGCCTGATGCTGCCGGGAATACAGACGTCGAATTTGCAGCCGAGAAGAAAGGAGTAGTCAAAACGCTAAGAGTCGATGAAAATGTAGGCTGACCTGTGATTTTTACCTTGGATGTGAATACAAGAATCTGACCTTCCACGTAGGTATCAAATGTTTTTACAGTTCCATAGAAAGATGAGTAAGACCCGGATGGAAAATCCGTTCTAAAAAGACATGTCGAGCCTGCTGCTGCGGCTGCTGCAAGATCAATCTGTCCCTGATTAGATGGGACAGCATGCCCTTTTATTTCTGTTTCTCCACCGTCTTTTCTGCCGGCTTTGTATTCTTTCCAATCGCCTGAATCCTGATTGGTTACCTCGATATCGTCTGTGGTGGTCTGTGGTTTTGGGATACCATCGTCAAGAATTTCCGCGATTGCAACGCCGTTGATTTTTACAATAACACCGCGTGCCACGGTTGCTTCACTGTTCACGTATGTCATGTTTTTTGCTCCGTTCTGTTTTTACTGGATTAACAATGAGAAATTAATTGAAAAGATAAAATAATTCTGAGTTTTTGAAACAAATCCCGGTGATCCCTGCGCTTGGATCATCAGGAAATGAGTAGAGCCGATGGTTCTATTTGAAACATCTCTCAAAAGTTTGTATATTGCAGTTGCTTTTGAGAGCGCTGCCGCGCTGCTTGTGTTTCTAACTATAATGCTCAGATTTGGGGAGTATGGGTTTACCTCACCTGATACAATTTTGTTGTATTCAAAGCCTGGAAACGGTGTTAATGTAATGTCATTCGTAGCATTGGAGGCTAAACCGTGAAAATGGATATCAGTATTTACCGTTCCTATTCCTGCCGTTTGGAGGTATGTACCCAAATCAGTGAGATAAGTTTCAATTGTCACAGGCTCACCTTTCCGGCTATATCCTGTATTAATTTAGAGGACGCGTTATTGAAAGGGATAGAAAGATACTTCCATGAACCGTGATCATGCTTGTGTGGGACTTCATGCACATATATCGCATAATTCGTGAATATCTTTTTTCCATCTGCACCGCTTCGGGTATGATATCCAATGTGTGGGGGCGTTTCGTGAGTCCCTCCGTAAAACAATTTGATAACAAGTTGCACTGAATTATCTTCGATTATCTCTTTTTTCCCACTCTGCTTGAGTGACCCGGTGTCCTCTGGACAAAAGTTTTCTTTTGAATCTTTAAGTACGTCATCTGCCCAGTTGTTGGAGGCTGCTCTCGCTGTTTTATCAATTACTTCTGTAATAATTTTCAGATTAGCAATGCAGGTTGCAGCCGTCATAAGTCAGCCCTCGCTTCGGGTTTTCCTAGAATGACCCTAACATACTCTTCTTTTTTTCGCGACGGCCTGTCAATTCTCTGTATCGAGGATATAGCTGGTTTCGTCCCGTCGGCTAGTGTTATTCGATCCTCAGAGGAAATAGAAGTCCCCGGAGGAAAAGCGAGCCATGCTGAAATTATTGTATTATCACCTTCAGAGGTAACTTCTACAAGTTCTGTATAGTTGCACTTCTGCGAGCGAGAAGTCCCGTAAGAAACCTCATGAGATGCATTTTTAGATGCAAATGGTTCAACGGTCACTGTGTCAGGAAATTTCATTAAACCCCCTCGTACTCGTCTGAATATCCGTGCATAATCTCAGGAACATATGAATCAGTTCTCCGTACTCCGTCAATGTCTGAGACGGCTGAGAGATCTGCAATCTCAGCATGTTCAGAGTCATATTCTGAAAGAGCTGCATAAACTCTATCAAGCCAGGACGAAGAAGTCTTAACCTGTGACTTCCAAGAAGAATCTTTGACACTTTCAGAGATGATTGTGCCCTTCCCGTGTCTGTTTTCGAGAATATCACAAACAATAAATGCAGTGAGTTCTTCATATTCTCCGGTTGTAAAACTCCTAGAGCCTATGATTCTATCAAGGCGTGCCTCCGCATTTGTTTTTAGAGTGGCTAACTGTGCATCCGTGATATCATCGGTTGCCAACGCTCCTATCTCGTATTCTGAGTATAGCTCGATTATATCAGCGAGTGCCATGTTCACACCATGTTTACTGTGATTTGCAGGATATCAGTGTCAGCCGAGTCTCTTGCTGGTGCTGTGTAGGTCAGTACTCCACCCACAATCGAAACCGGGATATCGTCATATTTGGAATCTTCACAGTCATAAATTATATAATTTGTAGTGAGATCTTTGATTCTGAGAACCTGTTCGACTGTTACTGTATTATATGGACTCGATAGAGTGATTGTCTTCTCACTCGCATCGAAAGCGTAATAGTCGGGATGCACAACCTTAACTGCACTCGTTCCTGTGATTGAAATTTCTGAGATATCAGTTTCCAGAGAATCCAGGGTAGCTGTCCCACTTCCTGTAATGGTAGCAAGTTCAGAGGTTTTTGCAATCGGTGTTGCCGTATCAAAATCGGTTAATGCACCGGCAGCTTGTGTTTTGATAGCTGCGAGTGTCAGGAGATCAGTCTTGGCTTTTATCAGGTCTACATTGCCGCCAACCGATGATAATCCTGATGCGGTTGCCAGTGCTGCTTCTGAGATTGCGTCTGTTGCCTGCGTTTTTATTGCTGAGAGTGAAAGCAGATCAGTTTTAGCTTTGATGTCGGTAAAAATTGATACAGACGGAACGACTGTGAGTAATATACTAAGTGTCGCAAAAGCTGAATTAGTAGACACTATCAGTACAATCACATTCCCATAGGCAGTAACAAGCCCGTGAGGTATTGTACCCTCCCAACATTGCCCTACTTCATCCCATGTGATTGTGGGACTCGTGACAGTGGACCATGCACCGCCGAGATATCTATATTTAATCTGGCAGTTGGTTAACGCTTCTCCGTCTGTCGTGCCTCTGTAGATAGGGTCATCAGCAGGAGCAGCGGTTGAAAGCTCAAAAACAAACTTTTGGTCAGTTCCGTTCAAAAATATGGAAGGTGAAGCCATTATGCCTCACCTGCCAGAGGATACGCTAGACCCCACCACGGAGTATGCACCCTGAGCCACCACATCACATAGCTTAGACTGAATGATGTTGTGGTTCCTGCCTGGATGTAGGACGATTTTATGTATGTATTACTTCCAGCCGCATTACTCGCCGTGAGCGTCACCGTGTAGCTTCCATCTGTGCTATAAGTATGCTCTGGATTCTGATCTGTTGAAGTAGTTCCATCTCCAAAGTTCCATAACCATGATGTTGGAGTATTAGTGCTGCTGTCAGTAAACAATACATCCAGCGGGAGAGCGCCGGAGGTAACATTAGCCGAGAAACTGGCAACCGGAGCATACACTACATCTGTGATAGTGATGTAATCCGTTTTTACCTCAGAATCACTGCCGGCAGCGTTTGAAACCGTGAGATTAACTGTAAATGTTCCATTCGTTGAATACGTGTGGACCGGATTTTGAAGTGTTGAAGTAGTTCCATCTCCAAAGTTCCATAACCAGGACGTTGGACCAAGTGTGCTTTCGTCCGTGAATGTAACATATGTGGTTGCTGCACCTGAAAGTGGGCTTGCTGAGAAAGCTGCAATTGGAGGTGATAATATAACTGTATATATATGCTCAGACCATGCATCGTTATTCCATGATATATGCCCTGTTTCATTGGCAAGCTGTGTTGATTTTATTGCACCGTCTTCTTTTATAGTGTATTGTGCGCCTGGAATTAAGGACCATGCGTCAAATGTTACAAGATTTCCATTTGTGCTTTCGGCTGTAAAATTAAGAATTTCTGAGCCGGTGGGTGTCGTAGGTGTTACAGTTGCCGTTTCTGCTGCTGGAACTGCTGAATAATTATAAAGATTAAGTGAATTTAAACCGCCTGAGACACCTGCACTTGTTTTTACATCGGTTATACTACCGGATGAGGTATACACAGTGGAATTAATTGTTGGAGTACCATACGTCGAAACAGTGAACACCCTCCCGTTTCTGTATCCATATGTAACAGGATTGAGCACACTATTCAAACTTAAATCTAAATATCCAGTGTGGTTATATATCGAAAGCGGAGAAGACCCCCCTAAGAAATATATCCATCCAAAATCACCAGATGGATGGCACGAAGGATCTATATACTCGTTTTCGAGAAGTATATTATCACATGTTATAATTCTGAACGGATAATTAACAGTGTAATATTTATTGTTGCTTATAGTGACATTTGAGAGTATTTCAAGATCAATCGCCTTATTAGAAATATTTATAAATGTATTATTATCAATGATTGAATTATTATTTTTGCATTTTAGGTACATGCCCTCGTAATTACTATCTCTGATTGTATTATTTTTGATTGACAGATAACCCTGTGAAGATGTATCATCGTGTGAGTAAATATTAGACCCTGGGATATTACACCCAATGATTGTATTATTTTCAATTGTTACATTGTTAACATGTTTGAACAGATCGATTGCAGCATGCACGTGATTATTTGTAATTGTGTTATTTCTAACTATAATTCGTTCTGCGGGATATGCTGCACTTGCTCCACCCTGTACTTGAATAGAATTCCAGCCAGAATTAGAGAAATAACAGTTTTCAATTATATTATCTGTTCCGTTGATATTGGAAACGAATATCGCGGAGCCTCCACCATTGTTTGAACTGCGGCAATTTTGGATTGTGATATGAGATCCTGGGCCGACAATATGAGAATTATACCCATTGAATGACAGATTTGAAATTGTGATATAGTTATTAGAATTAATGTTTATCGCGTATGTGCCACTCGAAATGGTGGAGTGGTTTAAGAGGGGATTGCCTTCATACGCAGTTAGAGTAATTGGATGCGTTGCATTTCCAGAATGCGTTAAAAATATAACACCTTTGTTTTCATATGTACCGTTCAGGAAGTACATCACGTCGCCAGGATATAATGCACCATCTAAAGTAGAAGGATCACCAGGAGTTTCAACGGTCAACCCGTCACCTGTTCCATCCGGCGAAACATAATAATCAGTAGCCTGTGCACATCCAGCACTCAGCACCAAAATTAAAAACAATAAAACTAACTTTTTGATCATTTTTCAGCCCTCTGTGATGGATACTTCACCCTCGAAATCAATGCCTAGTGTAGTATTGAGCGTTGTAATCAGTGATCTCAGGATTGATTTATCCGCTGCGTCATTCGCTCTTTTCTGTGCCTGTATCTTTGCAATTTCCAACGCTTGGTCTTTCAGGGATGTTATCAGGGCTGATCTTTCTGCGGTTGTCGCGGGGATATTATAGGGGATCTGAACGGGAACTGAAAACTCAGGATACAACGGGAGTGGTAATCCATTTTGACCGAGAACGTCAGTATAAATTATGTTTCCTGCACTGTCTTTCATAGGATTGCCTCTGTCTTCCCAGGTGAGAACAATGTTTCTTCCCGAATCGGGAGCGTTAGCTCTTAATCTTCTTAGTTTGATTGTAGCCATCAGATCACCATACCGTAGTTTTTCAAAAATTGTGTAATACTTCCAGAAACGGATGCCTCTAAGCAGTCCGGGATAAGATCAGAATCGGAATCGAGAGTTAAATCTGCGAAAGTAATTTGCCCGTGATAAATGGAACCTGAACTGGGATACAGAGAAAGTTCGTGAATAGTTCCGGTTTCATCTCTTTTGAAGGAAAGTGCATGCGGTCTATTTGTATGCAGATAAAACTCAATTAGTGATGTTGCGGGATCATAGAGAGCAAGCCAGGGTTTTGTTATGTTTTGCAATCCGTAACTTGTATTAGTCGAATCTGCAAAATCAAAAGAAGCTGAGTAATTCCCTTCTACGTCAGGAGCATATGTAAGTATAGTTTTAATCCTGCACTTATTGAAATTAGTTCTTCCGTTGTCAGAAGGAGGCAAATCAACTTTTAATCCTATTCTTTTTGATGTGCCTTTATTTGCAGAATAAGTTATATTTCCTGAACTTCCTGCTTTTGTTTCGCCTGATCCACCTTTTGGGAAAACTGCTCTGCCTAATCCTGTTCCGTAAACATCATCGAATTTTGTACTATCTAATAGAGTAGCATTTGCTGATGTTTGTGATACTTGCGAGTATGCACCATCAAGAGAATGAGTAGAGGCTAATTGATAGGCTGTGCCGTTGTGTGTGTAGAGGCTTAAGGAGGTTGCTGAGAGGTTGTCTGAGACTTGTGCTTCTATGTATGCTGATTTTCCGGTGTCTGCTGTGATGTTATCTAATTTTAATGCCAGTGCAGTCGAGCCGACTGTGAGTACTCCGATGTTGATTGTAGTCGTATAAGCAGGATCGAAACCAGAATTCGAAGCAGGATTCATACCCGATGACCCTGCCGGTGCTAAAAACGGAAGTACAAATTTTGTTTTTGTGTTTGCAGATAGTGGGAAGTTCCGTGCAGACCAAGAAGCTGATTTTGTGTTTGCCGCAAGTGAAAAAACTAAAGTTCCTGTGAGGCTTGAAGTAATTTCAAATGTAATAAATTTCATCCCGTTAAAGCCATTACCTACCGCTTTTGACACAAATGTACTGCCGTTTGCAGGCGTGGTTCCATTTGCGATAAGTTCACCGTCTTGATTTGAAAAAACAGGTGACCACACTGCCGCGCCCCATCCTGTAGTACTATCACATGCATCAATAACAGTAGGGTCATTCTCGCCATCGTTCCGAACAGTAAACTCCTGAGTAATTGTATGAGCAGTAGTATCAACCGTCAGGTATCCAAGCTCTTTTAATTTACCAGCCGTTAACGTTTTTGTACTGTTCTGTCCTGTAATGTCAGTCAAATAAACGTTATCAGTAGGAGTATAAAGAGTACCTACAGCATAATCAGGACTGCCAGAACCTTTTAACCCGCCGAATGGACTTTCAGCTATGGATAATCGGTTTGGATTTAGGGTAGATTCATTAAATAAAGGAAGGGCTTCGGGTATTTCAGTAGGTAAAACGAGAACTTTACCCTCTGTTTCAAGAGTAATAACGCCCTCGGTTGCTTCCAATAGATCAAGAGAATCAGGAACAGGTGTTCTCAAAACAATCTGCAATTTGTCAGCATCCTCGGAATAACACTCTTTAAAATAAGTAATACATCCATTTGAGAATGTAATACCAGGAATGGACCTCTTAACAGAATAAATTATAGAGTTCCGGGTTAGATTTCTGATGGATTCAACGTTTTCAACTCCTAATCCATAATATGAATAATCCAGCCAGATTTTTTTCTGTGCTGCATTATGAGAATAGAAGCCGCCCGGAACAATTACACGCATTAAACCACCGTGTAGAAAATGTAATACTTTCCCACAAGAGCGGCGGCCGCCTGAACGAGAATCTGACCTGTTATATAGTCAGTTGTCCCGCCTGCTGCATCCAGTTTACATAAGCTGAGCCCGTTCGAACCCTTGTTAGTGATATTATCGGCCGTGATTACTGCGGTTGTGATGTCTAGGCCGTCTATAAGAGTGTCTGAATGGGTCGTGGCTGTTGCACCTGGGCCTACGTCAAGGAGAGCTCCGGCAACGGCTCCCACGGTTGTTACATCGATTACCACGCGAGAAACGACTATCGCGGATGCTTCGGGATTCTGCCAGGCGAATGAGAAAGCGTTAGCGAGTCCACCGGCTAGAGTGCCTTTTGCGATCTTGAGACCTGCTGCGTCTACTGCTCTTAGTGCATCTGTTTCCGTTTTGATAGCTGCAAATTCATATCCGAGTTTTTCAGAGAGGGAGCCTCCCTTGCTGCGGAAAGCTCCACTTCCTGTTGCTGTGTAGGTCATTTTAAACTCCTGATGTTATGTACTAGAGTTAAGTCCATTTTTCAAAATTAGATTCCTGTGTCTGTTAGGATAGCATACGGTTCGATAACAGTCGGCGCGATATCATACCAGAACTGCAATACTTCCTCGTGGGTTTCCTGGTCAGTGTACCTGTTGAAATTGAATCCGAGAGAGTAAGGCTTCCTTACTTTCTTCCCGTCTGCCATTGTTTCATATGCGCCGGTTGCAGTCGAATATCTCGGAGAGTTGTTGTAGAAAATCGTCATTCCGGGGTTATTCCTGTCAATTCCTATTATAGACCCCTCTGAGATCCCAGAAAGAAGCCTGCGGATATTTGCACCGACAACAGGAATGTTCATAGTATCGAGTCCGACTGTTGGAACTCCATAAATTTCCTTCTGTTTCTCGTCTGAGATATCAATTGAGGTCAAGTACTTTTTCAGTTCTTTAAAATTGGTTCTGTGAACGAATACATCAGTGAGCCTGTAGGGATACCCTTCTCTGAGCATGACATCTTCGAGGTCTTCGAGGTCTGCAATTGGGGTTGCATTGTCCTTATCGGACCATACCGCGTTGGGGGTCCAATCTGTTGAAAGGGCTGTCCCGCTTGCGGTAATTTCAGCGGCAATCTGATTGTCGTAATCCTGAGCGAGCCAGAAACC